ATGTCCCTGGATCGTTTTTAAGTGGGAAAAACTCACCATCACCATCTTGTGCGTGGTTCTGGCCTCGGATCTTTGCTCGTTTGGGGGTCACCGGTCTTTTTGTTACAGGCTGAGCAGGAGGCGACGAGGTATTTCGAATCATCTCCGGTGATCGCACGACCATGGACGTGGTGCACCTCCGTCGCATGGATGGTGCAGACACCGGGGATGCGCAGCTGACATAGTTCGTGGTCACGCTGAAGCACCATCCGCCGCGTCTTGCGCCATGCCCTCGTGCTGCCTCCCGCCCATGCCCTGCTCATCTGTCAGTCATCCAGCGTGAAAGGCGTGATGTCCTGCTCCCATGGGCCGGGCGCTTCGCACGTGATGTAGCGGTAGGTGATGGTCCGGCGTCCGTTGGGCATGGTGACGTCGGTGTGACGCCGGTAGCAGTCAGGAGTGCGCATCCTCCGACGGCGCTCGACCATGGCGTGAAGGTAGATGCGGTCGCCTTTTCCGACGTAGAGCGTTCGGGAGCCGTCGGCGGTGAGGTAGAGCGGTGGGCGGGCGCGGCGGTCTTTCACTCGCTCGGTTCCGTTGAGGGGGCCGCCTTCGAAGCGGAACCGGGTTCGTCCTGCTCTGGATGGTGTTGTTCGTCCTGCTCTTCTGGATGGCTTCATAGGACGACACTATCCCATAGCGCACTGCCTATGCAAGCTCGTCGTCACTGTCAACACGGAACCGGATGCCCCTCACCACGCGGGGACGCGACGGCAACGACGGCAGGGTGCTCCTCCACGCCACTCCGTCCACAGGGGGGCGCAACAGTCCGTCAGCGCTTCGGACGCGCCCTTCGGACAGCCCACCACGCCGATACAACTCATGATTGACGAACCGACTGAAGAATGTTTCTTGCGACCACTTCGTGTGCCCGCATTCACTGAGGTAGTCCGTGAAATCCGTGTAGAGGTCGCTTCTGGCGATGGCGCCGTCGCTGTCGAAAATGATCCGCGCGTCGAGGTAGGACATGATGCGGTCGGCCTGTCCGCGCCACTGACGGGTATCGCCCTGGATCCGTGCCGGTCGCGCGGGTTCCATGATGGCCGTCGGGTCCGCGAGGTACCGTCGGGCGCCCTCGACGATCCAGGTGACGATCGCATCGTGCTGACCGGTGACACCCTCCCTGACGCGCTGTTTCATCATCGGATCCCCTGCTTTCTCGTCGGGACCCTGCGGATCCGTACTAAATTTGTAGGGGAAGTTTACGAGGCAGAGCCTCCGCCACGCACCATCGTCGGTTTCGTTAACGGTCGGCAGATAGTTCGTTGTCACGAACAAGGTGTGTGACGTGGTGAACGTCATTTCGTCCTTGTAGAGCATTCTCGCCGTGATCTGCGACGTCCCCACGATTCGTTTGAGTTCTTCGATCGATAGGGAACGACCTTCCGGGAGTTCTTCGATAAGTACGAACCGTGCACCTCGGACGCTCGCGCGTTCCGGGGTCGCCCCGCCGCTGGTGTCTTTCGCGAGGATCAGGCCGGGTGAGGCCAGCATGGCGAAATCGCCCAGCGCTCGCATGACGCCGTCCGAGGTCATGAGGCTCTTCCCGTTGGCGCCGTTTCCCTGGAGGATGAGGCAGTCGTCCGACTCGGGGATCCGCCCCGTGGCCGCCTGTCCGAGGCGGAGCTGAAAATACGGGACGACCTCGGCTGGTAGGGCGGCGAGAGCGGCGTCCCAATCGGGGTGTTGGTAACCGGGGCGGTAGCTGCCTTTCGTAATTTTGGTGAGTAGGAGCACTGGGTCGTGTTTCCCGATGTTCCCGGTCCGTAGGTTCACGACGCCTACGGGGGTGTTGAGGAGTTCCGGGTGCGCGTCGAGTTGATCGGGCTCGACAGGGTCGATGCGTTCCAGGGCGGATATGATACCGACGAGTTTCCGCGTGTTCATGAATTTCGAATACGCTTCCGCAAAGCCGTCCCATTTTTCACTAAGTTCCGCGTTACCTGCCGCCTCGACGCTCCGACGAGTGCAGTAGTCGAAACGATCCTTGTAAAACTTTTTGATGACGAAACTGACGCGGCGTTCGTTGACGCTCCTCCACCGCTGGCCGTCCCACAGATGCCACCCGAGACCGATCGCGTACAACATTCCGCCGATAGATTTGTGGAGGAATCGTGCTTGCCCGTCGTCGGTGCTCCAGTCGGAGCGCGCCGCGTGCTGTTCGGTGTCGTCCGAGGGGTCGGCCAGGGGCGGGGCGGGCGTTCCCTCTTCCTGAGTGGACGATGTGGAGGCTTCCCACGCCCTCGGTGATTTCGCTCCCTCGGTGATCTGCCGACGGATCGTGGTCATCATGGCCTGTTCGTCGGCGGCGTTCCGGTAGGTCCAGGACGCGATGCTGTCCGTGAGCAGGGTGACGGCGTGGTTCTCGTCGATCTGTCCAGCACCGACGTAGCCGCCGACCATGAAGGCGATCCGCGCTGCGGTGTTGTTGCCTTCGCCGTCCGGTGCTCCGGCGAGCTCGTCTGCCAGGACTCCCACGCGGGCGATGACCTCGTCGGCGGGGGCGTGGGGCGACTGTGGGGAGGAGAGCAGGTCAGCCGGAGCGGTGGGCGTGTGGATGGCTTCGGCGAGGCTTGACGGGATTGCGATGTGAAGAGGGTTTTTCGACGGTGCTGGTTTTTTCGTGGTGAGTGCTTCGACGATCCACGATGGCAATTCTGTGACCGCGTGGGCGTTTTCGATTTGGTAGCGGATGCCACCGATGACAGATGGTGGAGCGACGACGTAGCCGTTTCCTCTGGTGTCGATTCCTTTGCCGAGCTTACCGGCGGTGTTTTTCAAGGAAGGTTCCGGCATCCAAAAGTACAGGTGCTTTCCGCCGGATGGGGTTCGGACTGTGAAAGTGGCTGGTTCTCCGTGGATGTCTGTTAGCGCTTTCCACGATTCGAATCCTTGTGCACCATCGTGGCAATCGATGTCCACAACGTAGAGTCCGGACGGCCCGCAGGCGATGCCGATGTTCGCGGCGGGAACGCGGGTCCACCATTTGATGATGGTCTGTCGGTCTGTTGTTGCTTCGTCCTGTCCGCGACTGACACCGAGGTACCTAGCGCAGCGGGTCGGCGGGCGCTTACTGTCCGGGTCCAGGGGGAAAACTTTGATGCCGACTTCTGCGATTTGAAGAGCGCCGTTAAGCATCGTCATGTCACTCACTTAGTGGCCTCTTTTATCCAGTCGTTGAGCTGGTGATCCGCGACGCTACTTCTTCCGGTGAACTTAAAAAGCCCGACGAGATGGGGGTGCTCCGCGATTAGAAGACGGATGTAGTAAGGCGCATAATCTTTGCCCGAGTAGACCGGAAAGTTACCTGCCCCGTGCACCCTGGCGGCTGGCATGTCAATCATGCTACTGACGAACCAATCGTCCTGTTTGCGGAGTCCGTCGAGGTGAAAATCGAGCGCGAAAGCCTTTATGACAGCGTAGGTGTGTGGGTTTGCACGATGGAACGCAAGGAAACTTTTTGTCAGGCGCGGGAAGTTTTTTGCGTTGCTGAAGTTGTTTGCTACCATGGTGGTGGGATGCTCCTCATCCTGAGGTGGGCTGAGTCTGGAGATGGGCTCAGCCCACCTCCACTTTTTTTTGCCCCTGTGGTGATAAAGCCACACTATAGAGCAGCATTTCTAATGTCAAGTCGGACCCGCCGGTCACCCGACATGTGCACGTCGGCGCACATGTCGTCCGGACATGTGCACGTCGGCGCACATGTTGGCCGAATATCTACGGAACGTACACTTACCACTCCCCTGAGTGACGAATAGTGACATGTGCACGTCGGCGCACATGTCGTCCGAACATGTGCACGTCGGCGCACATGTCAGCCGGCCATTACGGAGCGCGCGCTTACCGCTCCCCTGAGTGATAAACGCCCCCACACTCGTCACTCTCTGCGCCCATTGCCTGGCCGTCAGCGACGAGTCTTAAGGTGGTCCAGGCGGTCCACCCTCTTTCAAAACTTTCTGCGCACACGCTCGATACACCCCTGTATCGGATACACCCTTGTATCGGGCGTGTATGTGAAAACTTTCCAGAAGGGTGGACCGCCTGGACCACCTTAAGACTCGTCACTCACGGTAGCCACGCGATGCCAAAATGGCCGTTTCACGTGGAACAGAGAAATCCCCCGGACCAGCCACCGCGGGGGATGGCCGGACCCGGGGGACGGGCGGCGGCGGTCAGGCGAACAGATACCGCAGCGGGACGATCCGGATCACGGGGTAGTCGACGTTCTGCGTCCCGGTGCCACTGGTCCGAGCCACCATCTCAGCAGTGGTCGTGCCAGGGGACAGCGAGACCGGGACGAGCCCAGACAGTTTGGTCCAGGGCAGCGAGGCGTACGCGGCCACGATGTCCCCGATCCCGTCGCCCGGTCCGGGAGCGGCCATGGTCGTATCCCCCGTGAGCTCGAATCCTGCCTGGACCCATCCCGTGGTGACCGATTTCATCCACGCGGTGTACGTCACCAGGCAGAGCAGGTCGGCGGTCGCGTGCGGATTCGTGATGCTCACGGACGCGGGGTTGCTGGGGAGCACTGCCCACGACGTGGCGACGATGACGTTCGTTGAAGCGCCGACTCCCACTACGGGGTCAGGCACGACGATGTCGGACGCGTCGATTCTTGCTCCGGCCACGATGGCCATGGTGCGACTCCTCTACGCTCCGAGTCCCCAATGGGCCTCGTCAGTAAGCCAGATCCGCGACCCGGCCGGGTGGGCTTTCGTGACGCTGTTCACGGACCGGGTGACGGTCAGGGTCTGGTCCGGTCCAGCCCCGGTGACTGCCGTGACAGTCATGACCTCGCCACCGATGGTGATGTCGTAGTCCCCGTCCGCGTGCGACCAGTACGGGGGCTGACCCGAGGTAACGTCCACGTCGGTCTCGGTGCTGCCGAGGGTGATAGTGGTTGTGGTCGTGTGATTGGTCCATCGGTCGCCGTCACCGGCACCAGTGGTGGCGGTGCCGATCCGGTACGGGGCGTACGGGGCGAGCACGTATGCGATCTTGTAGTCTTCGGCGTCCGCTGTCTCCGTGTAGCCGATGACGACACCCTCTACGGGGTCGGGCGGGAGCCAGGCCGGTAGGCCGGTGATGTCGAGGCGGTCCCCGATGTCGAGCCCCAGCAGCCCAGTCGTCAAGGGAGCGCTCGCTTTGATGGTCGGGTGCGCGAGGTTCACCCCAACGGACGGCCACCGTGCGCCCGGTGTCGTCCCGAGCCCGACGGACCACCCGGCTTGCTGCCTCGCCTGCGCATCTACGGCGAGGGACAGGGTCGCCGTGTCGGAGTACACGCCTACTCCGGCAGGCGCCGCCCGGGTGCCCATCGGCCCAGTGCTGTCCTCGACGGTCGCCGACGCGCCGTCCACGCGGGTCGCGATGGCCCGGTTGAGCGTGTACCGGTCGTCCGACGTTGGAGCCAGGCTCACGAGGTTGTCGGTGTACGCGATGCTCACCGCCGCCGCCTGGTTCACGATCCCTGAGAGCGCCCGGTAGGCCATGCTCCCAGTGGCACGGTCCTCGTACAGGATCCCCCGCCCGACCGTGGCCGCCTCGGTGATGAGATCGAGGACATTCTGACGCGACTGTTTACCTAGGCGACAGGATGTTCCGTCGTCCCCGACGATGACAGCGGGTTCGTTTTCCTCGGTGGATAGCCCGGTGATGCGGGCCGCCGCCGACTCACCGTCCCACGCCCGTAGCGCCCACGCGCACGCGAACAGGCTCGTGATCTGGTCCCACACTTGGACGTGGCCGATCCCGAGGTAGAACAGGGCGGCCCTGTGCGGGTTGACGATGACCTGGACGATGCGGCCGACGGACTGAGTAGTGTCCGTGCGCAGCTGGGTCGTCCCCGAATCACTGCCCTGCTCGACCGTCGAGATCCGGATCTCGACGTCCGCCCCAACTTGGGCGACCTCCAGTGACAGCATGATGTTTTTCGCGTCGATGTCGTAGCTGGTGTCGGGAAAATCGTAGCTGGTGCTGTCGGAGTAGGTGATCTTGGGTGTGAGGATTCCGCCGGTGCGGTAGACGATCCCGATGGACGCGATGGTGCCGCCGTGGCACTGTGCGGACAGGATCACCGACCCGGTGGGAGTGTCGGCCGGGAGGTACGCCAGGCACCGGACCTGCCACTGCCCGGTGTCCGCGTACTCGGAGACGGTGAAGCGACTCCGCGACGTGCCGATCGTGGCGACCGGGTCGGACGCCCAAAACTCGTCGTGCCCTGCCGGAGAGGGGAGGCCGGTGATCTGACCGGAGCTGGATCCTCTCGCGCACGTCCATCCAGTCGAGAACCTCCCGTCCTCGACTGGCCAGTAGCTAACCAGGTGCTCGTCGGCGGCGGACAGCTCACGGTAGAGAGCGGAGCGCGTAGCCTCCTCCCCCCGGCCCAGCCGCCGCATGACCCCAGCGGCCTCGACGCTGACCACCGACGAGAGCGATCCCCTCAGACTCCAGGACAACTTCCAGGACGCGACCTCGCCAGCGAATCGCGTATACCAAGTCCCGCCGAATTTCGTGCGTAGCCGGCAGGGCGTGGATCTACCGGCGAGCCCGTACAGGGGTGATTCCGGGTGTAGGACGGTGAACTGTCCGACGTCGTTTTTCAGGGTGAACGAAAGGTGCTGCGGGTCGGCGGCGTTACCTTCAGCGGTCAGTCCGCGCGTGAGGGACCATCCCTCGTCGGACAGGTATTCGGTGACATCGTGCCAGGTGTCACCGGCGGACAATCCGGGATCGGAATCCGCGACAACAACACCGACGTCATCGAAAGAAACCTTGTAATCCTTCGACGTGGAAGTTGTTCCGAGGTGTAGGGAACGCACGTACGAGGGTGTTGCCCCGCTCTGTGAAATGTCGAATTCGTTTCCGTCCAGGGAGATCCACGCCCGGTGCGTGGTAGCCCCGTACTGAACTCGGAGCGCGAGGGTATGCCAGGTACCGACGTCCGCCGCTATCCCGGTATCGACCTCCGAGGATCCTCCGACGAGGTCGAGCCAGAAATGCCCCGCCGCGTGCACGAAAAAATCGGCGTGCCCAGCACCAGCGGTGTTCCGCAGAGTGAAAAGGTCCATCGATCCGGTTGCCGCGAGTTCGTCGAGGCGGAACCGGCACCAGGCGAGTCCCCAGCCGTGATCCTGCGACCATTTGACGGTCGAGGTCGCTACCGTGGCGGCGGTTCCTCCCCCGGGATCGATTCGTAGCCCGTAGATGCCCCGGTCGGCTGCCAGCGTGTCAATGGCCGCGTTTCCTGTCACCGTGGGCCAGGACGTCAGGCCGCCGGACTCGAAATCGTCTGAGAAATCGGCGACCATGGGGTATTGCAGCTCGACTGCGACAGGATTGTCCGAGTCGGCCCATGTGTACCGGAGAGCCACGGGGTCACCGCCCTAGCGCGATTTGGACGTTGCCTCGACCGCGGACGGAAATCCGGTGTCGGAGATCGTCCCATATGGCATCGGAAAGCTTGTCGCTCGTTCTACTCGGTGCCAGCACGATAGTGATGGGTTCCGCTGCTTTTCCGGCCCGTCCGCTGCCGCCAGCTGCTTGGGCGGTGACGTTCGCCTCAAGCCCGCCGGTCCAGCGTGAAAGCGATTTTTCGACTCCCGCGTACTGAGATTCCAGTCCTCGCTTGAAACCGTCGATTACCAACTGTCCATTGTTGAACAGGATGACCCTGTCTCGCGCCGGGGGACCTTTCCAGCTCGTGAGCTTACTCGTCAGGTCACCGAAAGCACTCTCAACTCTTCCGAATCCGCCACGGATTCCGGCAACAAAACCGTCGATGATGTCTCTTGCCGCGCCCATGAGCCAACCTCTGGCACCAGAGAAAAACTTCTGAATCCTGCTCTTGATTCCAGAGAAGAATCCTGCGATCTTCCCTACGATGCCCGACACAAATCCGGGAATGTTCCCCCATGCCCCGCGGATCGTCGCCCACACGGCGTTGACGATGCGCCGGAAATTGTCGGACCGCTTGTAGGCGATGACGAGGACCGCTACGAGCGCAGTAATGGCCGCGACGACGAGGAAGATCGGGTTCGACAGCATCGTAATATTCATGATGCGTTGAACGATCGTCAGGTTTTTTATCCAACCGATGCCGCTTTTCAGTGCTGGCAGCATGAAGTTCACCATGCCGGAGGCCATGTCCCCGATGGCGAAACCACCAAGCAATAATGCTTCACCGAAATTGTCGAAATCGCCCTTGGCCAGCGATACGGCGTCCTGGAGGCCGGTCACGCTGTCCCGGAAACCCATTGCTCCGGTGTCTACATTGTCGAATCCTTTGGAAGCGCCGTCGATCGACCTTTTGATCTCACCAGTACTGGTCTGTATCGAACCGACGCTTGCCGACGTTGCCGAGTTGGCAGATGCCATGGATTGTTGAACGCTCGTCGCGAAGCTGCGCATGGATTGCGAGGCTTGACCGGCATCGGCCAGGACAGAAATCTTGATCGGACCGGCCATGATGGGTTACCCCTCTCGCTTGTTAGCGGCTTCGATCAACGCTATACGCTGCCCGATCGTAAGTTCGCGGTATTGCTCAGGCAGCCAAGACATCCGAGTTCCAATAACAAAATCGGCGTACTGGGCATCGAATTCTTCCTGCTCGTCAGGTTCAAGCCCGCTGCGCGGAATGACCAGGTCTTGAAGCTCACCAAGGGGCGTTTTCATGGCGTACTGAAAAGCGGTGTTACGTTCCGATCCTTCACGGATTGCGAGAGTGAACACGACCGCCCGCACCATTTCTGTCTCTGACAGTTTTTCGACTCGATTACCAAACGCCTTAGCTATGGCAATCTCTTCGAACCCGTTCAGAGAAAGGAGTTTCTCTTCCAGATCGAACTGTTCCATTAGAATCCGTTCCTTCCCATCACTCGCTGCAAGCCGTCTTCCAGCATCCTCGGGGCAATCTCCGAAAGCTGAGAATCTGCTTTCTGAAGGAACATCGTACCCCTAATGTTTTTCTTTTTCCATCCGTAGTTCATTGGTCCAGCGTACGGCACGCGCGCCCTACCGGCGATGACGACAGCCTTATTTTTGGCCTTGTTGCCTCGGATGCTGGCCCGTAGCCTCCCGGACCGGTGCGGGGCCGCTGCGGACGCCAGGCGGGCACCCTCGGCCGCGATACCGGCGAAAACATCTTTGAGGTCCTGGACCTCGACTCCGAGTTTCTGGAGAGCGCGGACCGTCGCCGTTAGATTCTCGACCCGCACACCGGTAGCAGCCATTACGGCGTCACGTCGAGGACCGGTTTGGCAGTGAACTTCCACTCGGTCTTGACAGTGTTGACGGCGGTATTCGACCGGTTCGCTTCACCACCGAGGAAATCACCGTCCGGCTCGGTGACAGTCACCGTGCCCGTGATTTTCGGCGTGGTAACAGACTCGGTGGTCCCGCCGCCGTTGGGCCAGAATTCGATGGCCACGTCATCCCCGGCGTTGTTCCACGCGTAGTACCAGAGCGAGTCCGTGGCCGTGTCCTGCCGGAGCGTCAGCGCCAGCTTGTAGTCCCGCGCACCTCCGGCGAGGGCATCGGCGAAAGTCACAAAATCGTCACCGGTCTCGTCGGACGTCACAACGCATTTACTGACAGACGCCGAATAGTCGGTGCCACCGACTTTAAGGATCGTCTTGCGTGTGCCAATGATGGTAGCCATTGTTTTCCCTCTCAGGTAATGGCGAGAACCGGCTTAGCCGTGCACTGCCACTCAACCTTAGTAATGTTGACGGCGGTATTCGACCGGTTCGCCTCACCACCGAGGAAATCACCGTCCGGCTCGGTGATGGTTACAGTGCCCGTGATTTTCGGGTACGTAGCGGTCGGAGTCGTCGGTGACGTTGAATTCTGGCCATTCGGCCAGAACTCGTACGCGATGTCATCTCCGGCGAGATTCCACACGTAGTACCACAGTGAATCTGCGGCCGTGTCCTGCCGGAGAGTCAACGCCAGCTTGTAGTCCCGCGCTCCCCCGGAACGCGCTTCCACGAAACTCATGAATTCCGAGTCAGCCTCATCCGAGGTGAGGCGGACATTCGACACCTGCGCCGAAACCTCATCCAACCCGGCACCGAGGAACAGCAGCGTTTTTCTGGTGCCAATGATCGTAGCCATTATTCAGCCTCCACCTCGGTGGTCAGGGTCAGTGTCAGAGCGTACGTCGCCCCGCCGCCCTCGGTCACCAGCGTAATCGGTTCCAGCTCGACGTCCGTGGTGTACAGGGAACTCGTTTTCGTGACGGCGTCGATAATGTCGGTCGACCATTCTTCCAGAAGAGCATCGGCGCTCACCGAATCCGCTCCGAGCACGATGACAACCACGAAAGTCACTGTTGACGCCGTGAAATCAGCGGGAGACATCCGACTGATAGTGACCCATCCGTCGCCCGGTTTCGGAGCTTTCGGCGGCATACGAGGACGGACAGTGAGCCCATCAATCTCAGACAGAACTTCGGAGATCAGATCCCGAGTAGTAGTGAGCGTTTCCATGCTCCTCATCCAACTTTCCGGCGCCGGTAAGGCCCCTCGAATCGTGCGATCTCTACATCAACGCGCGGGACCCTCTGCGAGGTTCCGCCCCCCTCGAACGACGTGAACGACGTCAGGGGAACACTCCGCGCGGCGAGGTTCCGGGCGACCCGCCGCAGGAGAGCCTGTCTCAGGTCCGGCGGGTACACGGCGGGCACACGGCACCGGGCACGCTGGGCCGCCGCCTCGGCCGTGAGAGCGTCGAGGACTTCCCCGTCCGTGGCTGAGATGTCACCGAGGTAGGCGAGACAGTCGGACGTCGTCGGCATGCCCTCGCCCATGGTCGGGAGGACAGCCCACGCGGTGAACGGCGCGACACCGACGGTCACCCCCGTAGCGGTGATCACGGCCAGGTAGCGGCCGGGAAGCGTGATGGTGTGGCGCGCGGTCCAGGTCCCGGCCGGGTCCTCGACCGGTGTCGGCGCCGACGATGCCCCCGCCGGGTCGGTGACGGTCACGGACACCGTGGCGGCAGCGGGCCAACCCTCGTCGTCGGTGGCGCACGCGCCGATAACCCACTCGTCACCGACGTCGAGCGTCACGCTCCGCGGTGCGTCCGCCTCCAGGGGCATCGGGCGTTCTCCTCTCAGGGCTGGTTCCACGTGAAACACGCCGGATGATGGTGGGCCGCCCCCGCGCGGTGATGGGAGCCAGGCGGGGGCGGCCGGATCAGGGGGTCAGACGACAGCGACAGCTCCGTCCGCCGACAGCGGGAGCCAGAAGCAACCCCACTCGATCCGGGGCGTGGTGCCGATGGTCCCACCGCCGGCGGCGGTGAGCTTGATGTCACCGGCGACCATCGGGATCGGGTCGGACAGCATCAAATTCGCACCGACGTCGAGTCCAGCGACCAAGGCGCCGCCAGCCGACGAATTCAGGCACAGCCACGTCCCGGCAGCCGACGAATCCACTGCGAGGACCGTCGCCAGCGCCACGTCCGCCCCGCCATCGTCCGGATCCAGATCGACAGTGAAATCGAAATCCGCGGGCATCGCCACGGTGACGAGCCCGTAGAAACCGGTGACCAGGACGGTCCCGGTGATCGAAAACAGGTCCTCGGACGCGCCGGACGCTGGGGGCAGGGCGGCTGCCCGGTGAGAAAAACTGCCGAGGACGTCGGTACGGGCTCTGGTCGCGCGGGTCATAGTGTCCTCCTGGACGGGTAGCGGGGATCAGGCGGCGGCGTAAGTGACCTCACGGACACCAGCCAGGCGGGTGTTCGCCGTCGCGACGTAACCCATCGCGCCCAGCCACACCGACTTGACCTCGTATTCGAATTCGAACCGACGCGGGCCGGTCGCCCATCCGTGGCAGTCGGAGGCGTTAAACAGGTAGCTCGATCCGTCGCCGCCATTCCCGACCTCCAGTGCCCACGCGGGGCGGGCCGTCAGGGAACCGACCTGGATGGCGGAGTAATCCGGGGAAGTAGTCCCCCCGGTATTCGAGGGCGCGATGATGGGGTAGAGGCGGCGTCCCCGGTCATCCACTGCCCCAGCCAGGGCGGAAAAAAGATCCGAGGCGAGGAAGAAAGACCGGAACCTATTCCCCCCACGGATGTACTGCAAGAGCGCGAACGCGGCGACAACGTTCTGATCCAGATCAGCATCGGTACCGGTCAGGGCGATTGCTGTTGGCGAGAGCGCGTCGAGCATCGTGACGGCTTTAGCTTCCAGCGCTTCATTGTAGGACCTGACGATTTCCTGCCAGATGATCCGGGAGACCTGTGGGTTGCCGCCCTGGTCGATTGTTTCCCGCGTGATCTCGAATTTCCCAGAGATGGCGGACGGTGTGATGGTCTGCCCCGTGGTCGTGAAAACGCCCGCCGTCGGTTCGGTGCCCTCGACGTGGTCCGCGACAACAGTCGTCGCGTCGTTGAATTTCGGGACAGTGAACGGCGTGGAATCCGTGATGGAGCCCTTGTTGATGGCAGACCAAATCGGCGTGGTGAAGTCCAGGTTATCCACGTACAGGTCGGGACGGTTCCGCGTGGGATTCAGTTCGTTGACGTCACCCGTACTGACGTCGTCGGTGAAAACTTCCGCCATGAATTTTTCGAGCCGCTGAGTGGCTTCGGAGTTGCGGTCCCGCGCGGCGGAGAAAACATCCGTGGAAAACTCGTGCTCGCCCCGGCGGCCATTGAAGGCGTAGGGGAGTTCCTCCTGGACGATGCCCGTGGCCCGGCGCGGGTTCACTGGGGTCGGACCATCCGTGTCTCCCAGAGCGGCCGTCACCGCATCCTGAACAGCCTTTTGCAGAGACTCGGCCGTGAAAGCAAGCTTCGGCGCGGGGGGCATGGTAGCAGTTCCTTCCTTAGAGGCGGCAACGCTCGTGATCCGCGCGTCATCGAAACCGGGTGTTGCGGTGAGAGCGCAGCCGGTGATCCGCGCGTCGCTCACGACGTACACCGACGAGTTATCCGGGTCCGGGGCGTAGTCGAGAATGTCGATCTCGACGGACAGGCCGTCCAGCGCCTGGTCCTCGGCCAGGGACAGGGCCTCGTCACCCTGTGCGCCGCGCGCGACCTTGAAGCGCGCCGTCACGCCGTCATCCGATGCGCGAATGTCGGTAGCGGACCCCAGCAAGACATCCCAGTTGTGGTCGCGGTTCAGCTTCACGCGGGAGACGGCAGCTGAGTTCCACGAGACCGATCCTGGCTCGAATCGCCATTTTCCGTGCCTGTTCGATCCGATCTGACCGAAAGGAAGCACGGTCCCCGCGATGGTGCGTTTCTCCCTGTCGGCGGCGAACTGGGCATCGCCATCATACGGGAAATTCAAGCACGTACTGACGTGGGCGTTGAAGATAGTCGATTCCGGTGCCGAATTTTTCTGCGGCATTACTGTAGCCTCCTGCGGCGTAACGTTCTTTTTCCTGGCGAGTTCGTCACGCTGCGCTTGCGTGAGGAGTGGGCGGCCATCGGCGGAGCGGATCTCATCCACGGTGATAGCACCGAGCGCGTCGAGTTTTTCGTACACGGTGGCCCGAGTAATCGGGTCGGCCTTCAAGTAATCTTGCAGATCCAAGCCGACACGGTAGCCGCGCCGGGTGACATCCGTCATCGACAGCCTATCAGTAACAGCCCGCATGTACGGCGCCAGGACGTCATTGATCCGGTCCTGCCGCCGGTCCGTGGCATTCTGATACGTGCGGGACGTCGTCGAGATGCCGAGGTCCTCCGGATCCAGCCCAATTGCGTTCGCGATGTCGAGTGACGCTTTCGTCGAAATCTGCACCAGCTGAAGGTCAGCCGGAGACGGGTTCTGTAACACGTTGTATTGCAGAGCGGCGGAAACGTACCCCTCAGAATTGCTATTCCGCGCGTCGTTCCAATCGGCCAAGATTTCGGCGATTTCCTCGTCGTCCGCCGGGTCGGCGCCCTCTGTCGGTGTGAAATAGCCGAGTGCTCTCGGAGATTCCGCGTATCTTTCCGCCGCGCGCTCCAGGAGAACTGCGCGGCGAATCGCGCGACGCGCGGCCTTCAACAGGGGCGGGTTCGGGGAATCGAACCGGATCATATCCGAGCCGGGAACCACCTCGGTGTCGATCCATACGGCGGCCGACGGGTCGGCGCCCGACGGAAGCATGTTCAGAGCCTGCGCGCCCGGGGGCGGGCTCATGTGAACCCGGTTAACATCGACGTGCTGAATCTTCGTCGGAAACTTATTTTCCCAATCCCTGCCGGTGACTTTCCACCAGGACAGGCCATCAAACAACAGGTCTTCGACTGTCTGCGCCATCGTCACAACATTCGGGACCTGAGAGTCAAGCTGCTCAAACAGCGGTGAGCGCGTCTTGCGGCCATCCGGGGCGTACTGGGTGAGCGGTAGAGTCGAGATCGAACAGATCAGGTTCCGTCCCCGCAGGACGGCGGTGACCTGTAGTGCTGTCTCTCGGGAGATAGTGAGCGTCCACCCGGCGCGTTTCTGAGCGACGATCAGCTGGTCCACCGGGTGAGTGGGCGTGGTGAATTTCTCAGCGTCGTCGGCTGCTCTCAGGACCGTGCGAATCCTCGTCATGATGCCCACGGTCTTATGCTCTCACACTCCGTGAGCGATTTCCCTCCTTACCAGCCCGTGAGAGGGGAGCTGGGGAGCTGGGGAGCTGGGAGGTGGGAGCTGGGAGGTGGGAGCTGGGGAGGTGGGAGGTGGGAGCTGGGAGCTGGGAGCTGGGAGCTGGGAGCTGGGAGCTGGGAGCTGGGAGCTGGGAGCTGGGAGCTGGGAGGTGGGAGCTGGGGAGGTGGGAGCTGGGGAGGTGGGAGGTGGGAGCTGGGGAGCTGGGAGGTGGGAGGTGGGGAGGTGGGGAGCTGGGGAGCTGGGGAGCTGGGAGGTGGGAGGTGGGAGGTGGGAGGTGGGAGGTGGGAGCTGGGAGGACTCCCCTCCTCCTCCCTACCGTTGAGCTGGACGGATGATCCGCGGTTTACCCACTTTGGTGGGTTCCGCCCATGTGAGGTGCACGGCACCAGCGGCGGCGTAGAGCGCATCCACGTGACCACCTCCCCGGCGGGAGTACACCCACCGGTCACCCGACCGGAGTTTCTCGGCCGCCGCCACGTGAGCGTCCAGCAGGGGGTCCTCTGAGTGAGCGATCTGCTCATCCAGCACGAGCCGAGCGAGGCCCATGCACACGGCCGCCGTGTCAGCCTGGATCTCGACGATCTTGAGTCGAGGGACCATGAGCTGCCCACCGCCCCTCAACTCAGCGGCGAGCGCGGCCGCCGGACCAGCGGGAAACCACCCGAGCGTCCGGGGCCGGATCCTCATCAGCCATGAGCGCAATTCACGTTGCATGATGCCGGGGCACCCGGGACCATCCCACGCCGCCGCCACCTCGACGCGCGTCCGCCTATCGCTCATGGTCGCCGCCACGGCGAGCGTGGCATGTAGGCCGTCCGGTGAGATATCGATACAGGCAGTCAGATACTCACGCTCACCCTCACCGTCCAGGGTCCCCGCGTCACGACACCTCACCCATGCCGCCGCGTCGATCGCCTGATCCAAGCGTCCCACTCTCTGACAGAGAACCTCGGTCCGGAAACCCGCCTCCTCCTCCCCGCCATTCTTTTTGGCCAGAGCAGCGGATCCCCGGACAGTGTCCTCGTCGAGGCGGTATCCGAGGTTCGGATTCCCCGCTATCCACCCGGCCGGATCCTCGACGTCGCAACTCTCATGCGCGGACCACTCAAACAATCCGAGACGCCTGTCGGCCTCTGCGAGCGCGCCATTCCTGAGAGCATCCAGCACGACGGATTTGTCGTCGCCTTGATTCGAGATGAACCACGCCTGCCCATATGGGCGCGCATTCATCGCCGGGTAGGCGGCATTGTACGCGGACCAATCGTGCTGCTCCCTCAGCTCATCCGCAATCAAACGGTCAATAGAAAGCGAACGACCACCCTTCCGGTTGCTCGCCGCTATTTTATACCGACACTGGTCGGATGTCGTCAAACACTGCTCACCATTAGCTCGACGGATACCATTCCGAGGCAGGAGTTCCGACAATTCTTTAACGCTCTCAGCGGCCCGGACCGCAGCTTCCCACGACTCCCGCGCATAATCCAGGTTCGTGCTGGTGCCCACAGTAAGAGGCCACCGCTCGACGAACACCCAATACAAGGCCAACGTGCGCAGGAGGAAAGTTTTCCCATTCTGTCGGGCGACAAGAGCGACGACGCGCCGGAACCGTGGGCGGCCATCGGGCAGGTACTCACCCGCGTGCAGCACAAGCCACTCCTGCCACGCATCCAGGGGCTCACCGAGAACCTCCCGCGCGAACTCCGTAACCTGCGGCCCGTAGGACGCGCCAGGTTCGGACAGGTCACGAAGAGGGCGCGTCCACAGCCTCGGCACGGTGCTACCAAAAAGCTTAGTTCCGGACGGCTCGCAGTTTCCCGAGAGCGACAGCGGCCGGGGTTCTGGCAGTAGTGCCATTGGTCTTACCTCCTGCCGCACGAGACGCCGGAGTCATCGTCAACGCTCCGAGCGCCGCCAGCAATTTCGGCCCAAGCTGGTCGATTACTTGGATCTCATCCACACGTGCCCGTAGGCGTGCGAGATTCGACGCCGTAGCGTCCGAACCAGCCGCAACAGCCTTATTGTGGGCGGCGGTGAGTTCGTGACCAAGCAGGAACGCGTCGTCGATCAGAATCGCGTACCGCATCACCAGTGCGACGGCGGCACCATCGCGGTCTTGAGGCTGACAGTCCTGAAGCGACGATTCTACGGCTCGGACAATGCTCGGACGGCGCGTCACGACGGGTCTCCAGACGGCAGAACAGCCAGAGTGGGCGGGTAATCGATCAATGTTCCCTCGGCAAGCTGTTTCCGCTGCTTCGGCGTCAGGATGTCAGCCCTACAGCTCGAACACAGGAGCACCAGATCGGCTGGTGCCCCGGTGCCACGAGTTCCCCGCGCCGGGGGGCTGAACAACAAACGTGCGGCGACGGTCAGGTGAGGATCCTGACGCTTCCCGCACTGCCCACACGTCATCGGACGGCGCTTCACAGGAAAACTCCAGACGAACAGTAGTAAAACACGATGAAAGCATAGGTACAAACTGCCGCGAAATATAGTAGTCGCATTTCCTGCTACACCCTTCGACTAGTGGTAGGCGGCACTCTTAGAGAGAGAGAAGGAACAC